GATGTCGGCATAGTTAATCCTGTCGCCCATCCCTGCCCCGTCAGCCCTGAAGAAAGCGTTTTCAAGTTGCTTGGTAATGTCTGGCATTGTGTTCAGTGAGCCCCCTTGGTGGAGCCCCAGTAAATGCTTGTATCTTTCGCCAGAAAGTTCATCATAGTATTGGCTGTCGGGATTAAGTTCCTGCATCATAAATTTTAGCTGCGTCATAAAGGGGTCGGCATCTTGGCCTTGACTGTCAGAAAAGGCTAACATGTTTGCCTGTCTGCCACCCTCTTCCATGCCTCTCCACTGGCCAATGCCGTACGCATACCGCCCAGCGTCGTCTTCCGCACTTTTTGCCCGTGGATCTAAATTTGATTCATGCATCAGGTTGGCCGTCATCCCCACCGCAATCTGGTAGGGCATTCCCTGCGACATGAAATAATTGATTGCCGTAATTGCGTTTTGGGGTGGGATGTAACTCTGCATATTAAACTCCTATCGTAGCCAAAATCCGTCAGGCAGCCCTGTCATCCCACTAACCCCAAGCGTGAGATAGTCAAACAGTCCTGGCTGTTGCGTCTGCGTTTGCACCGTTTGGCCAGGGATAATTCCCAACGCTTGCAACAGGGCGTTGAACCCTTGCTGGCCTTGCCCCGTAAATCCTTTGAACTGTCCTGCTGCTTTATCGGCAAGTTGCTGGGCAATCATGCGTTCCCTTTCGGAACGCTGGTAGGCCGTGTTGTCCATTGTGTTTGCCATGCCAAATCCTAAGTTTGCCATGCCTGACAACCCAGAGGCTCCTGCCATTTGATTTTGGGCAGCCTGAAGTCCAAGCTGGTTGGCCGTGTTAAATTGGTTCATGGCGTTGCCGTAGTTCGCCTGGTTCAGGTTTGCAGCCATGTCTCCTGCCTGTTGAGCAAAAGCCTGATTAGTTAAACTGTCACTGACACCGTGCCTCGATCCACCGTAGGCTCCTGCTGCCGTAGCCTTGGCTTGCCCTGCATTAATTGCCTTTAGCCTTGCGTCTTCAAGGTTGCCCATTGTTCGGTCAATCACTTGGCTGGTGTAGGGGTTCATGTATTGCTGGAGAGCCTGTTCGCTGAAAGCCATTGGCTTGTAATTCATAGCGTTAGTCATGCCAGTCGCTGCGTTCTGCATTCCAGTGGCGACTTGGTTGTAAATGTTATTGCCTGATGTTGCCATTATAGTCTCCACTTATTGGTCGCTGGGTTTTGGGATATCCCTGGAAGTTCATCAATGGGCGTAGAGCTAGACCCAAAGACGTAGTCAAAGGGGTTGATGTAGCCACTAGAATCCCCCTCGTAATGCCACTTCCTATATCGCCCTGAAGTGTCTGCATTTGCCATATTTCTGTGCATAGCCTCGTTGTAGGCTTCTTTTTCGTAGTTCTTCAGATCGTTGTGGTGTTCATTTCCTAGAACGCTGGCAGTTGTCTCAGGGACAATCGGCATTCCTGTGACGGGGTTAATCGTCCCTACCGCTCCCGTAGACGCAGGAACTGGGTTGTTTGGTTCGTTGACGAGAGCGTCTATGCGTCGGTAAATGTCAGGGTACATCGTTTTAAATTTCTCCAGATTATCTTGGTACATGTCGTGGCTCCTGTATCCCCTTAGACCGCCCTCAGTCACGGCCTCTGGCAGAACACTTTTCATTGGGCTCATGCCGAAAGCCCCAAGCCCTAAGTTAAGGTTGTTATTCAACCCTTCGGCAGGGGCGACCACGTCAATTCCTGTGTAGGGGGCGTAGGGGATGTTCATGGCTTTAGCCTTTTGTATGGCCTCCATAATTTCCTTTTTCTGCCACTCAGGCACTTCCTGCGTTGTCGTCTGTGAACCGCCTTTTCCACCAGCCATATTATATCTCCTTTTTCATTGTTGTGTGGGCGTGATCCCAGCCCCATTTTTTCAGTTGTCTCGCCCAGCCAGCCCTTCCTGACATAGTTAATTCTGTGCAGCCTAACTCTTTCGCAAACCCAATGACCGCCTCATGCATATCCATAAGCTGATCCATTTCGCCACCACCCAGGAAAACATGGAAAACCTTTTTCTTTGGGTATTGCAGGATTTCCGTGACCAGGCACCCTTTCGACGACGGCCAGAGTTGGTATTGTCCATCTCCAATACCCTTAAATATATCTGCGAGATCATGTGTGCCGTGAGAATATTCTAATGCGTCTGTAAGCCATTTCCGTATTTTATCCATTTCTGTCATAGTGATGTTGCCGAAAGCACCCCTGCGTCTGAAACTACAATCTTGTACCGTGTGCCATTTGGACTGCTCAAAATAAGACGTTCATTTGTGGCTATTTCCACATCTTGTCTTTTCTTTCTATTCATCAAATCTTCGGCCTCAAGATTGCGGTTTCTCTCATTTTCAAAGGACGGGTCATACCCTAATGGGGGTGGTTGCAATATCATCTTTTGCCCCCTGCCATTGCGTTCAAACGAAAGTTTCCAACTCTCCAATCACCACTAACGTTCTTGATTTTCATTCTAACTTCCCTGCCTTGAAATCGTACACTTGTCGGGTTTGCTAATGTATATGTTCCATGTGTGGTTTCAGACCCATTTGGATAGAAACGTGTCTTGAAATCTACATTGACTTGGCCTTGCGTTTTTTCGTCTGGGATAACCTGATTGACGTGCATCACCTGATCGCCATTCCCAATTTGAATGGCACCTGACTCAGCATAAGGAACAAGGCTATCTCGCTCCTCACCAATTTCATGTTCCACAAGCATATATTCGCTTGGGGTCAGCAAAGCCTGTTCTAGAAAGCCTGTTATGTATGATGTGTTGAATGAGGAAATCGGATGTCCACTTGATAAAAAAACAACTAATGCGTCAGTTAAAAAAGTTCCCTGTGTCACCTCAACGTCAACAGTTTTATGTCTACGGCCTGGGGAAGCCCCATCATTTTTGTTGGCATAAGACCCTTTCACAGTACCTTCAGCCAGATTTTTTAAAAAAGGATTCCCAGTATGATTTGGCAAATCGTATGAAGGTAAATCTAAAGATATACCCAAAGAAAATTGCTCACTTGAGTCTGAGGCTGTAAAACTCCCCCCAGATGAACTTCCTGGCCTGGTAACTCGCAATCCATTCGCACTTATTTTTGTCCATTTTTTTGTTGTTCTCATCCAAGCAGTCCCATTGGTCGCATAGTAGTCTATCCAAGTTGGGAATACCTGATCAGCGTAGGGTGTGCTGAACCCAGTTGAACTTACGCTGATAGTTTCTGTTTGAGCCACCCCATTTTCATCTAGGCCAGTGATTGTCAGGGTAAAATCGTTGACCCAATCAGCATGATTAAGTTGCCTTGCCCAAATTCTTAGGTGGCATTCTGGAAAGGTATAGGTTTCGTATTCGGTTCCAGACGCATGTTTCACAAGATAGCTAAAATAGCCCAAGTCCACGCTGTGGGCAGAACTGTCGAGAAGGTTTTTCGTTTCGTGAGTGTTATACCAAGTTCTGTAGGTTGATGGTTGGTGCTGTTCCCCAGGGGTCGTTAAAATATCTAGCTTTTGCTTAATTGTTTTCCCAACTTCTAGCATATTTACATCGGGGAGAGGTGGAGTACCCCCATAGTCCTTTTCAAAAGTTATTCTTCCTCTGGCGAAATTATTATCGTGATTTTTGGCCGTAGCGTAAATGGGCTGAGAAAAGACCCCTGCGTCTATCCCACAAGTTCTGCCTAGCGTTCCAATTGACCAGCTATTGTTTTTATAATTCCAAGAAACATATTTCTCATTTTCGCCACTGTCGGAAGGGTAATACCAGATAACCTCGTCAAACTTTGAATTAGCAACACAGGCCACCTTGGACTTTTGGGACATACTCATTTCATTGAAAATATGATCTGTCACGTCACACTTTAGCTCCTGTACCCTTCCCCCTGAGTATAGATGAAAACCAGAGTCACCCATCCAAACGACCCCAGCGTTAATGGTTGTTGAGGCTTGGCTGGAGAAAATCCCACAGCCATCACCCACTCTTTGAATTGAATGAACAAAAGGCTGGCCTATGTAGGTACAGGTATGGGCATCCTGATCAGTAATGATTAAAATACCGCCCCTAATCTTTTCGGCACACTTGATTGATCCCTGAGTTTCCAGCTTGATATCACCTGCCTGATTGGTAGCAGACGCAGTCCAAGTGTTGTTGTTTTCCTGGTCGCTCCAGTGGACTTCCCGTGGTTTAAAGGCAAACAGGAACCTCTCGTCAGACACAATGATAGAAACGACACCTGTCGGGGCATTACTCAAGACTGCTGCAGCCGATCCTGTATTCAACGCCCACTCGTAGACCTTCCCATCGTCTGGGCTAGACGCAATTAAATTTTCACCCCACGCACTCAATGACCAGGCCGTTGCGTCTAATAAATTAGTAGACGTATTAATCGGGGGTGTCCCATAGGTCGAATTAGAGTAAAACCCTGACCCGTACCCTGTCATTCCTGACGCATCGACTCGCCCTGCCGTAAAGCCAGTGGGCGTAATGTCGTAGGTGCTATTGTTGGGCAAGATGGCAAATAGAGAGTCGTAAGTCCCACAGGCCAAATACCTTGACCCAGAATTACTTTTCCACCCTATAAGCCCTCTGATTGGGTGCGACCACCCCCTACCCAGACGATTTCTCCAGCCACCAATGGGTTTTAAGGAATCATCATGCCAACGCACCAAATCTGCGTCTGCCCAACGACCTGACGCTTGTAGGTCAGTACCATTTTTATAAACGCCTGGTGGTATGGTTAGGGGGATTAATGGCATTAATTGAATCTCCAAACATTCAACTTGTAT